CCGGGCCACCCACTCGGGGGGCGGGGCCTACCACTACGGGGGCAGGGGCTACCGGTTCGGATTCGGGCACGATAGGACGCTGCCCGTCGCGGGTCATATACATGACCTGCAAGACGGGGGTTAACGTCTCTAGTTCGTCGGGGGTTAGTGTGATTGTCAAGGTTAATTTGTCGGTCATGTCGTTCTCGTTTGCTAGGTTTTTATAATATGGTATTCTGTACCTGTAGACAATATAGCATATCAAAAAAACCCATGCAACTACGACCATACCAGATCCAAGGCCGCGCGAATATCGCGGCGGCGTGGGCGAACGGCGCGCGCCATGTGCTCTATGTGCTCCCCACGGGCGGGGGTAAGACTACGACCTTCGCCCACATAGCGGCGGACCACGACGGCCCGGTGGCCGCTGTGGCACACCGTCAGGAATTAGTCGGACAGATCGCCATGGCGTTCGCCCGTGAGGGCGTTCGGCATCGTCTGATCGCGCCCACGAACGTCGTTAAAAATATCGTCCGCGCTCAGACCCTAGAGCTCGGGCGGTCGTTTTTTGACCCGAACGCACACGTCGGGGTCGTGGGGGTCGATACGCTCCACGCCCGAGCGGAGGGCGTCAAGGGGTGGGCGGATAGCGTCACGCTATGGATCATGGACGAGGCCCACCACGTTCTCAGGAAAAACAAATGGGGCGCCGCTGTGGAGATGTTCCCGAACGCGCGGGGCTTAGGGGTTACAGCTACGCCATGCCGCGCGGACGGTAACGGATTGAGCCTCGAATCGGACGGCGTTTTTAATGCCATGACTGTAGGCCCGAACATGCGCGACCTGATCGCCGCGGGCTACCTCTCCGAATATAGAATTTTTGCGCCCCCGTCGGATCTCGATCTGTCCGACGTAACGGTTAGCGCGGCCACAGGGGACTACAATCCGAACCTACTCCGCCACGCGGTCCACCGCTCCCGGATCGTCGGGGATATTGTGGATCATTATCAGCGGATCGCGCCGGGACGTCTCGGGGTTACGTTCGCGACAGACGTCGAGAGCGCGACGGAGATCGCCGCGCGGTTCTGTGCATGCGGGACCCCGGCGGAGGTCGTGTCAGCTAAGAGCCCGGACCACGTTCGGACGGGCGCGCTCCGACGGTTCCGCGCCCGTGAGATTTTACAGCTCGTTAACGTGGATCTATTCGGGGAGGGATTCGACCTGCCCGCGATCGAGGTCGCGAGCATGGGGCGCCCGACGAAGTCGCTCGCGCTTTTTATTCAACAGTTCGGGCGCGCGCTACGGATCATGCCGGGTAAAAACGCGGCGATAATTATCGACCACGTCGGGAACGTCATGCGCCACGGGCTCCCAGATGCCGCGCGCGTGTGGACCATGGACCGCCGGGACCGCGCGCGCCGGTCGAGCTCCCGGACTACCGTTAAAACTTGCATGAAGTGTTTCAACGTATACGAGCGATTTAATCGCGCATGCCCGTTCTGTGGAGACATACCCGAACCGGCGGCGCGTAACGCCCCAGAATTTGTCGACGGCGACCTGAACGAGCTCGACGCGGCGACGCTCGAGCGTATGAGAGGCGGCGCGGCGTTACTCGAGCGGACGGACGGAGAGGTTCGCGACGAGCTCACGGCGCGCCACGTCCCGCCCCTCGGGATTCTCGCGGGTATCAAGCGCCACGCAGAGGACCGCGCGGCGCAGGTCGAGCTCCGCGAAACCATCGCGCTATGGGCCGGGAAACAACGGGCCGCGGGGCGCCCTGATTCGGAGTCATATAGGCGTTTTTATATCACCCACGCCGTCGACGTATTGACGGCGCAATCACTCAAGGCCGCGGACGCGCGGGCCCTCGCGGCGGAGGTCGCAACGCATGAACCCGACTAGCTTAACCGAGGCGCGAGCCTATAAATATAACTACCGCCACATGCAGCGCGAGGGCGTCGCGTACCGCGAGGGCCGCTGCGTCGTGGAGGTCGTGACATATAACAGCGGGTGGCCGTCATACTCACAATGTAGCCGAAAAATTAACCCACATATATCCCCCTGTTTTTGTACGCAGCACGCGAAACGATTCGCCACGCAGCGGGCCATGTCATGACGCATCACATATTAAAAACCGAACCCAAATATCACGAAGCCGCGAGGGCAGGTTTTAAGCCTTTTGAGATCCGAAAAAACGACAGGGGGTATATGGTGGGGGATACTGTCGAGCTCGTCGAATTTGACGGGCATCAGGTACTCAATACGCCCGCCGTTTTTGGGATAATTCGTTATATCACGGACTACGCCCAAAAACGCGGCATGGTAGTGTTTAGCTATGAGCGCGTTTAACACACCCGCACAGCTCGCGACGTGGGCGAAACGTCATGCCGTATCGCGCGAGGCGCTCGCGGATCTCATGGCGCTATTCATAGACGCGCCCACGGCCCCCGCGTTCCATCGTTCGGACATAGACGAGAACGACGTCGCCGCTACGATCCGCCTCGAGGCGTCCGCCCTCGGGGGCCGCATGTGGCGGAATAATGTAGGGGCGGTTATGGTCCCAGACGAGGGCCGCATGATCCGTTACGGGCTCGCGAACGAGTCGCAACGGATTAACGCGGTGCTAAAATCGTCGGACCTGATCGGGATCATGCCGCTACAGATCGAAGCGCACCATGTGGGGACAATCGTCGGGCGTTTCACGGCTCGAGAAATCAAGCGACCGGGGTGGCGCTATCATGGAACCGACCGCGAGACCGCACAACTAAATTTTTTAACGCTTGTCTCCGCTCTAGGCGGGGACGCAACATTCGCCACAGGGGGCGGGACATTATGAGCACACTCGACAATGAATTAAAACGACTGATAAAATCCCACGGGCTCGCGAACGTGAGCCATGCGGATTTATGCGACGTGGCCGGGATCGCGCCGGGATCGCTCGCGAGCGTGATCGGTTGCCCGCTCCATGAGTACCTCATGCGGATTGCACAGGCGGGTACATACGGCCCGGCGGTTCCGATAACTAAGACCCGCGTCCACCCCGACGTCATGCGTCTCCACCTGCTAACCGTGGCGCTCGATATAGCGACGCACACCCGTTACCGCGCCGTGGGTCGTGGTCAATTATCGGAGATCGCGGGTACAACGCGACAGAACGTGCAGCGGTTTTTTAGTCCCGCGCGCGCTCTCGGGGACGCGATACTACTCGAGGCGATCGCGCGCGGCGTCGTGCCCGTCGTGGCACAGGGTCTAACAGATCGCGATCCCATTGCCCGTAAGGCGTCCCCCGAATTAACCGAACGCGCGCGGGCGTGGATCGTGGCGAACCTATGACCGCGCCCCTGATTATCCCGATGGCCATGCGCGCGTGGCCGCAATTCGTGACAACCATGGGTGGCGTCCCGGTGGATCCTGTGACACTGATCCCACACGACGCCCACGCCCCGACGCACTGGCTCGACGCGGATACCGTGGAGCGCCTCGTTACCGAATCGCTCGCGGGCCTCCATGTCGGATTCGTACTGACTGCGAACGACCCGTTTTTTTTCGTGGATCTCGACGATGCCATGACGCCCGCCGGGACGTGGTCGCCGTTCGCGCTTGACGTGTGCGCCCGGTTCCCCGGCGCGGCCATGGAGGTATCCCGGTCGGGCCGTGGCCTCCACATATTCGGCATCGCGTCCATGATGCTCCACCGCTGCCGACGCAAGGGCGTTCCCCTCGAGCTCTACACGGCTGGCCGGGTGGCCACCCTCACGGGCACAGGCGCACAGGGCGACGCCGGGCTGGACTATACAGCACAGCTCGCGGCGCTCGTGGCGGATCTGCTACCGCCGGGCGCGGAGACGGAAACAGACTGGACCGCCGGGCCTGTGGCCGGGTGGGCGGGGATCCGCGACGATGACGAGCTGATCGCGCGCGCCTGTGAGTCACGGAGCGCCGCGGCCACGTTCGGCGGCGCAGCTGGATTCGCGGGCCTGTGGACCGCGAACGCGGACGCCCTCGGGAGGTCATATCCGCCCGCTAAATCAGACCAGACCCACGACGGGAGCGCCGCGGACGCCGCTCTCGCGCAGCACCTCGCGTTCTGGACTGGGAACGATTGCGAACGAATCGAGCGGCTGATGTGGCGCTCCGCTCTCGTCCGTCCTAAGTGGGACCGGGACGGATACCTGCGGGACACGATAACGGGAGCCTGTGGCCGTCAGGTCGAGTTCCATGGCATGCCGATCAAGCCCACGGTCACCCCGGCCACGGACGCAACGCCCGCCCCGAAACTACGCGCGAGCACAGACCGCCAGCGGGAGTTCGCGAGCACGGTCCGGGAGACGGTTCTGGCCGCGGCCACGCCTGCAGAACGTGACGCCCTCACAGCATCACGGGGCCCGACGGCGACCGCGTCGTTCTGGCTCGATAATAAGGGCCGGGCGCCCGCGGAGCTCGCGGCCATGGTTACGGTCGCCCCGGATCTGCAGGGCGCGCCCACGGCGTCCGCTGTGGCCGGTGGACCCCGTCGCGTATCGGGCATGCAGTACCTAACGCCCGACGCACAGCTCGAAAAATTCGCGGGCTGTGCCTATGTGCAAGACATGCACAGGATACTAACACCCGACGGTTCACTACTCCGTCCCGATCAATTTAACGCCACGTTCGGCGGGTATCTATTCGCGCTCGACGCGATCGGCGTCAAGGATACCCGCAAGGCGTGGGAGGCGTTCACGGAATCTCAGGTCTTGCGGTGGCCGAAAGTTTCCGGGCTATGTTTCCGCCCCGGCGTCCCGACGGGGGAGGTCGTAGAGCTTGACGGGAGACAGATCGTTAATTGTTACGTTGAGATTAAAACCGAACGCCGCGCCGGGGATCCCGCGCCCTTTCTTGAGCACGTCGCGCGCCTACTCCCGGACGAGAACGACCGGCGGATCCTGATCGCGTACATGGCGGCGTGTGTACAATTCAAGGGCGTTAAGTTTCAGTGGGCGCCCCTGATCCAAGGCTGCGAGGGTAACGGGAAAACACTGTTAACCCGCTGCGTCGCGTTTGCGATCGGGAAACGATACACGCACTACCCGAACGCCGCGGACATTGACAATAAATTTAACGGGTGGCTATTGAACAAGCTATTTATAGGCGTCGAGGACATATATGTCCCGGATCATCGTCTCGAGGTTATCGAAGCGCTTAAGCCGATAATCACAGGCGGCGACGGGCTCGAGATACAGCTCAAGGGCGCGGATCAAGTCACAGCTGATATATGCGCCAATTTCATGCTTAATTCTAACCATCGGGACGCGATCCGAAAAACCCACAACGATCGCCGGTTCGCGGTATTCTACACAGCGCAACAAAAAGCGGGCGACCTCGCGCGCGACGGTATGCACGGCGATTATTTTCCGAACCTATATGACTGGCTACGCCGGGAGGGCTACGCGATCGTTAACGAGTACCTAGCGACGTACCCGATCCCCGACGATCTCAATCCCGCCACACGATGCCAGCGCGCGCCCACGACCTCGACCACGATCGAAGCGGTCGCCGCTAGCATGGGGGGCGTGGAGCAGGAAGTGGTCGAGGCGGTCGCGGAGGGGCGCCCCGGATTCATGGGCGGGTGGATCTCTACCGTCGCGCTCGATAACGTGCTACGCGAAAGGGGCCTGTCCCGACGCGTGCCCCCGAATAAGCGGGGCGAATTGCTCGAGGCCCTCGGGTATGAGCATCACCCCGGACTACCGGGCGGGCGCCCGAATAACCCGATCATGATCGATGGGGGCAAAAAACCCCGCTTATTTATTCGCACGGATAGCCCCGCGCGGTTGATTGTGGGCGGCGCGAATATCGTAGCGCGGTACGTCGCGGATCAAGCGGGCGGGGGCGCGTCCGATACCGATAGCGACGATTTTTAATATATGCTATATTTTATTATCTAACCCATGCACCTGTGGAGGGCCGCATGAATGAACCAAAGAAAATTACAATACCTCAACTTATGGCATACAAGCCATGCACCACCTACGGCGCGCATGTGGTCGAACGTCTCTATGCGGGACGCGAGGCCCTTACATTACGGGACGTTCTGGAGCTAGAGATCCCCGCGGTGGATCGTTTATGGGTAGTTTTTTGCGGGTTCTGGTTCACACACGCTCAATATGTAGAGATAGCGTGTCGCATTGCGGATACCGCAATGCGATTCATACCCGCCTGGGAATTGCGCCCACAAGCGGCGATTAATGCCGCGCGTGGATTCGCGGCGGGCACGGTTACGCGGGAACAACTGGCCGCCGCAGGGGCCGCCGCACGGGCCGCCGCAGGGGCCGCCGCAGGGGCCGCCGCACGGGCCGCCGCAGGGGACGCCGCAGGGGCCGCCGCACGGGCCGCCGCAGGGGCCGCCGCATGGGACGCCGCACGGGCCGCCGCAGGGGCCGCCGCATGGGACGCCGCATGGGCCGCCGCAGGGGACGCCGCATGGGACGCCGCATGGGCCGCCCAAATTGAAATTATACGTGCCTTTTTAACAGAGACGGAGTCGTCATGATTTACTACCTGATTTTTAACCTGATCGTGCCGGGTATTTTCCTAGCGGTCGCGATCTCAGACGTCGGGGTTACGTTCGCCCGACGCCGTCAAGGTCTCCGAGCGGATTTGGGCTATGCAATCACGCGCGCGCTAGTTAGCGGCGCGTATCTGGCATGGACCGTGTGGCTACTCACGGGGGTTCTGTGATCCGCGTCGAGCCCGCGAACCGCGAACCGGTGGCATACGTCCCCACAGAAACCGCGCGCGCCCTAATACCGTATATCGGGCAGCTCGGGACGTGGGCTCATATCGGCCCGCATAAATTCGGCATGGCCTACGTCGACCCGGACGCCGGGAAACTGATCGCATGCAATTCGCACATGCTCGCATGGTGCGACGTGGCGGCGGTAGAGCGGGCGCGCGTGCTCTCCGATGATCTCGAGGCGCTCCCGGCGGGCGTGGCCATGGCTCCGATCCCCGGCGCGTCCGTGTGGGTTCCGTTCCCGGATTGGCGCGCTATGCTCACAGGGGAACGCCCGACGCGGATTTATATCCCACGGGATGCCCTGCTGGCGGCACTCGACGGGTTCGCAGACGTAAACCCCGAGGGCCCGGTGGGGATCGAGATCATGGACGATGGCGGCGTGCTCACACTACAGAACGGCGACGAGGTACGCCCCGAGCCGTCCGGGTTCGTGGAGGGCGGCGCAATCCACACGCTCGAGCTTGATCGGGATTATCTGAGACAGATCGCGAGCGATTGCGGCCCAATCGTGTGCATAGAGCACGGCGAAAAATATAAGCCCGTCACAATTGCGACCACGTTCGGCGGGGTCATTCTGCAACCTATAGGACTACGGAAAAAACCATGAACATAACGCATGATACTCTCGACCGAATCGGAACCGCCCTCGCGTGGGCTCTACTGGCATGGTGCATCGTATGACCCCGCGCGTGATCGGTATAGCAGGGCCGTCGGGCTCGGGTAAGACCACGCTCGCGGAGCGCCTACAGGAACGGATCGCGCTCGATAGCGCCCGCATGAGCCTAGCTGACCCGATTCGCGGCATGCTGCGTTCGCTCGGGCTAACCGCGGCGGAGCTCACGACGGGAAAAAATACCGCGAACCGTTTCGGACATACCGCCCGCTACATGCTCCAGACGCTCGGGACAGAGTGGGGACGGCAACAAATCGCCCCGGACCTGTGGGTTACGGTGCTAGCCGAACGGGTGGCCGCGTGCCACGCCCCGATCGTGCTCGTCGACGACGTGCGGTTCGGTAACGAAGCGGCGTGGGTACGGTCACACGGGAACCTGATACACCTAGAGACGCATGGCGCGCCGGTTGGGTCATTCAGCTCTCACGTCTCGGAGTTTCCGATCGCCCGCGAGGCGGCGGACATTGTCGCGCCCGTGTATACCTATGATCTCGGATATATACTCATGTGCCTTGGATTCGATCCCTATACCGGTACGCTCACGACGCCGGGGCCGCTGTGATTCGCGCGCGCGTAGCGATCGCACAGGAGACCATGTCAGACACGACCATCAAGCTCTCATGGCGGATCGCGGAATTCGGGAAACGCCTCACGGGTTCTGTTACCGTTCCCCTTGCAATCGCCCCCGCGTTCGCGGCATGGCTACGCGCCGGGGCCGTATGGCTCGCGCGTGGGGAGCGTCTCCCATGAGCCAGAAAATTCAGCAATTAGCGCATGCAGCATTGACCGCTATCGGGTCTGGGTGGTATCTGCATTGGAGACACCCGCTCGCGGATCCCGCCATGGAATCGTGGGCCGTCGTTCTCTTATTTTTTGTCGTGTTGGGCGCCTACAATTCCCGGGGGGATTCATGAAACCCGAACCCGTGTGGATACTAGAGGCGGGCGGATCGCTCATGGTACTCAGTACCACGGAGCGCGACCGCGACGCCTCGTTACACCGCCGGGCGGCGTCGTGCTCGATCCGTTCATGGGATCGGGCTCTACAGGCAAGGGCGCACGGCTCGAGGGGTTCCGGTTCGTGGGTGTAGACCTTTCAGGGCATAATGTAGACATAGCACGCGCGCGGATCGCTCATGTCGAGCGTCAAGCGACGCTATTCGGGAGCGAACCATGTGCACAGGCGAACCATGCCCACACGGGCGCATGATCGGATCATGTCGCCGCTGTGATCCGTACCCGGTGGGCTCCGTGTGGCCGCTCCCAGATGTTCATGGCGTTATGTGGCATGAGCGTCTCGAGGTCAAAACCCACCGCCCGCTCGAGATCCCGGCGCTACCTGTGGGGACCGCTCTCGAGACACCCCGGCGTGTATACGGCGTGCCACCCTCCCAGAACCTAGCGCACATGCGCCACATGATCCGCACCCGACGCGGCGCGGGTCCGCACCTGTGATGCCCCCGGCGCCGTTCCGTCCGTTCGTGTTCCGTGATCTAACCGGGGCGGCGTTTCACGTCCGAGCATACCGTCGGGCCGTGTGGATTTTCCGGTGGGTCCCCCGTCGCGCTATGTGGGATCCGCTACGCCCGGCGGAGTTCGGGGAGGCGGAGGCGTTCCGCGAGATCGCCCTCACGACCCACGACGCAGCCACATACCATGCAGCCCACGCCCGAACGCGCCCCGGCGCCTGATCCCGTCACGATCCACCCGGCCCGCGTAGGGTTCAAGGGTGGCATGGTCGTGTGGCGGGTACGCCGGGGCGATCTGTGGACACTCTGCATGACGTGGGGCGAATTACTGCAGGCAGCCCGGTTCTGTGAGATCGTCCGGGCTACAACACTACCGCCCGGGCCTCACGTTCCCGCGCGAGAGCCTCGCGACCCTCCCGCGCCTCGCGCTCCCGATCCGCTACACGTCGACGGGCGTCCCGGGCGGCCTTGAGCCCGAACCGGGGGTCGTCGGGAGCCCACGGGGTACGCGGGGGGCCTTGACGGGCCCGGGCGGCTCTCAGGGCCGCGCGTAGCAGCCCGGCGTCAACGCCGAACCCAACGGATAACGCCGCGATACGCCGGGGGTCCGGTACGATCCCGGCGTTCTCCCAATTCCACCACGTCGAGCCCGCGACCCCGATCGAAAGCGCCGCGGCGCGCATGCTGATCCCATGGGACTCGCGGGTGGCCCGTATCAGGGCCGGGAGGGCGTCAATCTCCGCCGGGGTATATACCCGGCGGCTCATGACTTCACCCCGAGCGCGCGCGTAGCGTGGCGGGCGCGTTCTGTGACCTCACGGAGCGCCGCGATAGCCTCCACGGACGGGAACGCAGCGGTCGCCCGTGTAAACGTCGCGAACGAGCCTGAGAGAACCTGCATGGCGGCCACGGCGTCGCGTAGCACGTCCGCATATAACCCGGACAGGTTCGCGTCGTTCGCGGCGTTCTGTAGCCACGCCGCGAACGCTTGAGCTGTCGCGAGGTCCGTCCAGTCCGCATCGTTCTGCAGTGCGCCCGAGGCGTCTCGGGCCTCCACTGTGTAGTATATTGCGTCATGGCTCACGATCCGCACAGTCCCGGCGCTCATGACACACTCCCGGTGACTACGATCTCGCATGTTATGTGGGCGCGGCCATTGCTCCCGGCGACGTCCCACGTCGCGAACGTGGAGCGGATACGGTTCATGGCGCCGGGCTCCAGATTGAGGCCCATGGACGTGGCCGCGGCCTCAAGGACGGCGCGACGGCTCATGCGATCGGGGACGTCCGTCACAAGCTCGCGCTCCACGATGTAGCGGGCGAATTGCTCGGGCCCTCGGGCGTGTAGTTTAATTCGGTACTGTTTCATGGTTGATCCTGTGGGTGGAGGGCGCGCGGTTACGCGCCCGGGGTTAATGTGTCGAGTATCGCGACGATCTGGGATAGCTCTCGGTAGGCGGACATGGCGTCTGAGCGGACGAGATCCGTCGCGAATCCGTTACGGATACGCGCCGCGAGGTCCATGGCGCTACGCTCGAGGGCGTCCCCGGCGTTCTCAAGGGCTACACGCTCCGCATGGGTGGCCGGGCGTTCCGGGTGGCGCGTGGTATCGACCACGAACGCAGCGGCGCGCCCGGCGTCGTATGCAAGCCCGAGGGCGGTCGCTAGGCGCGTAACGTGTATGTCGCGAAAATCGAGCATGTCGCGGCCCCGTTCGGTTAGGGTGGGGAGGTTGAGAACCTCGGATGCGATTCGGGTTAGCGTCTGATTTTTCATGGTTGATCCTGTTGGGTTATAATTTTTCATACCGTTAGAATATCAGTATTCATTGAACATGTCAAACGGCATCCGCCATACGTTTCAAGGCGATATTGCGCGCCATCAGTGCACCCAAGCGTAGCGGAGCCGCTACGGAGCCGCCTCAGTGCACCCAAGCGTAGCGGAGCCGCTACGGAGCCGCCTCAGTACACCAAAACGTAGCGGAGCCGCTACGGAGCCGCCTCAGTACACCCATGTAACCAAATGCACATATTATAGGCAAAAGCCCCCTAAAAATACCCCTCACACACCTCAGGAAAATGTGGTTGGTTGGGTACGCTTAAGCACAGCGTGTATGCGGTTCCCCAGGCAATACACCTCACACCCCGCACGAATTCGCTATTCCCCCGCCCACACGCATATCTCATGCCATGCGTCCCGCGCCGCTACAGGCGGCGCCGCTACGCCCTCGCGCGTATATGTTTAAATATATTATTATTACTATTAAGTATTAAAGTATAGGTGTATGGGGGGTATTTAAGCCTATATTGAGTGTTTAAGCGGTTTAACAGTAACCTAGCAGTGAGGTGTATCTGAGGTGTGTGAGGTGTATTAGTTCATGTGGTATCATTTTCCTATGATCCGCATCGACATGAGACAGATTGACAGACTCGAAAGGGATCTGGCTACACTATCCCGGACGGCCCTACCTGTGGCTAACAGATCCGCCCTAACATCAGGGGCGTTCGCAGCCCAGAAAGCAGCCCGCGAGATCATAGGGGCGCGCATGACGCTACGCAATCGCTATACCCTGCAATCCATACAGGTCGACAAGGCCACAGGCTCACAGATCGCGCAGCAGGTCGCCGTCGTGGGCTCAGTAGCAGCCTACATGGCGACCCAAGAGTTCGGGGGCGTCAAGGGTAAGAAGGGCTCCGAGGGGGTCGCCATTGCCACATCATACGCAGCGGGTCAAGGGGAGGGCGTCAAGCCCCGTACACGTCTCCCACGCGCCGGGAACAAGCTCGCGGCGATCAAGCTCATGGGAGGCAACATACGCGCGACAAGCAAGGCACAGCGCAACGCGATAGCCGTTCGTATGGCTGCGCGTTCGGGTATTAAGTTTGTATACCTTGAGCTACAGCGTCGGAAGGGTCTATTCCGCGTTGTAGGCGGGCAACGTAAGCCCGCGGTCCGCATGGTGCATGATCTATCGCATAGCTCAGTACGCATACCCAGATCGGCATGGCTTGAGCCCGCAGCGGCCACAGCGCGCGAACGTATGCCCGAGCTATACCACGAGGCCCTGATCTATCAGGTCGACCGCCTCAAGCTCTTTAAATCCCGCTAAAATCCAAGCCGCTACAGGCGGTAAAAATTTAAAGGTACTGTGCGGCCCCGGGGGTGGGT